AGGGGATAAAAGCAGGGGCATCAAGTGCTGTTGAGGCGGCGCAAGGTGTCGCAAGCCGGGTGGCTAAGTTTTTCATAGGCGAATCGCCGCCACCGGAAGGACCCCTTTCTACCATCGACATTGGTGGTCAGCGTCTGATAGAGGCATGGGCTAACGGGATGCTCATGGCTGAAGGATACGTAAAAGACGTTGTAGGTGAAATATCCGGAACTGTTGTGTCTGAGATGGAAAGGACCAATAATCAGGTTATGGCTCTTGAAACGGGATACCGAAACTGGTTCAGCACACTTGAAAGCGGTTTGATGTCAGCTATCACTGGAACTAGAGAATTGTCGAGTGTGCTGAGGGATATCGCGATGCAATTGGCTAATAAAATGTTGCAAATGTTGTTGTTCGGCGGGCTCGGCGGTGGAGGTGGCTTGTTCGGCGGGCTGTTCGGTGGGTTGTTTTGCGGGTTGTTCCATTCCGGAGGCGTCGTCGGGAAAAGCAGCGTGCCCATGCGACTCGTCCCGGCCGGTGCTTTCGCAGGAGCGCCGAGGCTCCACAACGGGCTACGCCCGGACGAGTTTCCTGCCATCCTCCAACGTGGCGAAACAGTGTTGCCACGGGATGCCGGAACTGGGGGAGCCACGAGCGTGAAAATAGTCAACGTGCTGGACCCCTCCATCGTCGGAAACTACCTCGGGACACCGGAGGGCGAAAAAGTCATTGTGAACATCATGCAGCGGAACATAAGGAGGATTACTTAGATGCCTCATACGATTGGTTACGTAACGGGTACGACAGAAAATCCTGCGCATTACGCGTTTCTTGAAGTGTTTCGTACCTTCGCAAAGGCAAACGGCTGGCAGGAATTGATGTACGACGGCACAAGCGATAACCGTTACACGTTTTTGCAGGGCCCCGGGCTGACGGGAGAAGATCCTGTATGGGTAGGGCTCGACACGTACCAGAGCGTTGCGAGCGGATACTACAACGTCGCCGTCGGGGTGGCTACAAACTACCTCGATTCACAAACATACTACAACCAGCCGCAGATGAAACGCATCGGGGTGCCGCTCTTTTACGACAGAATTGACTACTGGATAACGCTGAACGCTCAAAGAATCGTGTTTGTGTGCAAGGTCGGGCAAAATTACTACGAACACGGTTACATGGGAAAATTTATACCATACTGCTCGCCGCTCCAGTATCCGTACCCCGTGTTCGTTGGCGGGATGTTTGGGTATTACCACGATGAATCGTATATTCGACAAAACCAACCGTATACATACGGTTCCTACCACGAGGTACCCTATATAGGCGCTCAATATACTGGTTCCGGTTCCAATGGTTACAATGGACAAGTTTACAGCAGCTTTGATGGAAAGTGGGAGGCTGTAAACAAGCAAACGCTGGGGTATTTGGGTATTTCGTTAAACGACGAGAAGCCCATATACAACATTGACCTGACCATGAGATATAACAGTAATCCTAACTACCAAAGGCTGACTGCGGGCTTGTACGGAACGCTCGATGGCGTGTACAGGATACAGTCCGACTACGACGAGGTTTACCCCGAGGACACGATAACGGTCGGCGGGAACACGTACATAGCATTTCCGAGCATGAATAGTACAGAGGCGACATATTTAATCAGGATGGACACCTAGGGTGGTGAATGGGAATGGCGTTTTATACTGGCACATGTACCACTTACGACGATATGAAAACAACATTGATAAATTTATGTGAGGCGAATGGCTGGACGGCTACGACGGACAGCGCCGGGAAAGATGTGATTTACAAAAATAATCTTTACATCATGATCGATGTTACGACAGGCAGTTTCAACTCTCTCGGCATCACAGGCCGGACCGGAGTAAACGAAGGCAGCACACCCGGTCGAGTGGGGATTTCCGACTTCTATCAATCTTCTAGTTACCCATGCCCCGGACCGGTGCAGTTTCCGGTGAAATACTACTGCTTCACGTATAGCGATATTGACGAGGTTTATTTTTTGATCAATTACGCCGACATGTATCAGTGGGTTGCGTTTGGGAAAAGTAACATCACGTTGCCGGGGACGGGGCTTTGGGTTGCTGGGACTTCAGGATTAAATTCAAGCAATAAACCCGCTTATATCAATATAACCTCAACTGGTCATTCAGGGCTTGGTGGTAGTGGTGTCGAGCAATATGGTACTAACGCTGCTTTGTTTTGGTTTGCACAATATCGCTCCGCTAGAAGTTACATAACCCCTTACAAGAATTTTTGGTTACATTCCAATATTAATCCGAGCTATCCTTGGTCCTTGTCTACAGACAATCATTATCAAACTACCCCATTAGGAATAAAATATTTGACTAATCATTTAGAGAGTCAACCTAACGAATATAACCAGCAATCGTTGCTTTTGCCAGTCTTGGGATATCACGAAAGTGCCATATATTCTGGATATTATACTTTGGTCGCACGCATTCAGAAAGCCAGGCATCTCATGATCAACTACCTCGACCCGGAGACGATTATCTACCATGGCGATGAACAATGGATGGTTTTCCCGTATCTAAGGAAGGTCTACCGATCGCCTTATACTTTTTCTTTGGTGGCAGTCGACCACACAGGCAATTTCGGGTGGGCAATCAAGAAGGAGGCATAAACAGCCGTGGCATTTTACTTCGTTCCAACCCCACAGGCTTACGACAACAGCGACTACTCATTCTGGTCATACCACATCTGGGATGCCTCTTTCCATCTGTTTGACACTAACAAGATATACCCACCTGTTTTGTTCGGAGCGTTCACGCCAACAAAGCAGATCACTCCATCACAGCACGATGGTTGGCTCCTGCATGGAGTTTACGACGACGTTTATGGCTATGTGCACGTCGAGCCGGTATACATCAACGTTGGCACGCTGAAAACTGAACAAACCTATACAGTTGAAGTTTGGAACGCTGACCTAGAGAATACAAGGACATTGGTCAGCCTTGGTCTGGTCAACACAGGGGGCATACAGATTGAGGGTCCACTTTCGTATCCGCACGAATTCGGACCTACGCATGCCGAACTATACCGCATCAAGGTTGGGCTCTCAGGACCTCCGACTATCGATGCACGAATCACACTTAATTTCGACGTCTATTCAATTCCAATCACCATCGAGGGCCGCCGCTTGGTAGTGTTCTACTGGATGCCGAAGCGAAAGTTTACTGAAAAATTGGAATGGTTGACTGACGTTATCGAAACCTATTCAGACGAACAACGCATTGCATTACGGACTGCTCCGAGGCGGCATATCACATACTCATACGCAAAAACGCCTCACTATGGCTCACAGATGGCGACACTCGCAAAAGCGTGGGTGTTCCGGACGTGGGGCGTGCCTATCTGGGTTGAGGCGGAGAAGGTTCAGTCGATCCCGAGCGGTGCAACGACGATCAGCTTCGACACCCGGCACGCAGGCTATACCGATGCAGCTTTCATTTGGGAAAGCGACGACAAACATGAGGCTGTCAACATCACAGAGCTCCGGGAAAACGGCATAGACATAGAGCAGCCGGTCAAAAACAGCTATACCAACGCGCTCATCATGCCGCTTCTTTTCGGTATCATTCAGGACGGACTTCATATGAGGCAGGATTACGCTGTCGTGCAGGCGTCGGCGACTTTCACCATTGTCGATGACAACTATGTTGGCTCGCAGAATTATCCGACCGTTGACGGCTATCCGATCCTGCGTGACGTTGGAGTGAAGGTCGAGGAATTCAACGAGCGCATCTATAGAGCATCAGAATTCATCGACAACGGGCAGGGTCTAATCGAGGTCGAGCCGAACCGGAGCATTGTCGAGGAAACGAGCATCCTCGGAAAAGTCACCGCGACAAAAGCGGACCTGTGGAAGTGGAGACAGTTCCTTCACTGGCTTCGAGGCCGTCAGCAGGTATTTTTACTTCCGACATTCCAGCGGGACATTCAGCTGATTGAGTTTATTGGAAGCGGGGCCATTGCCGCTAAAATACGCGGGCTTGGTCTTTCGAGCTATGGGACGTTCCCAATGAGAACAGCAGTATTGTTTACCGACGGGACGATCGAATACCGGAACATAACGAGTGCGGCGCCGATTCCGGATTCGGACGACGAATATGTGACGCTGAGCGAGGGTTTCACACGCGACGTCTATCCTGAGGATATCCGCAGGTGGGAAATCGTCAACCTAGCAAGGCTGGACACTGACGAGGTAGAGCTACAATACGACGGGCTGATCATGAAGTGCGCAGCGCCGGTTAAGGTGGTGAAAGCATGAGTTTTTTCGGTCTCGAAACGAGCAGGAGCACGGGACAACCACTGGAGCTTTATGAGTTTACCTATGGAGCTTTCGTCTACCGTTACAATACGACCGCAAGCGAAGTGGTGGTCAATAACCTGCCGTACAAGCCCATGCCGCTTTCGCGTGAGGCTATCACGCTGACGAATGACATTCGAAGATCCCAGCTGACGATCACGGCGCCGATCAATTTCGAGGTTGCCAGTTTTTTCCGAGCCAGTATCCCGGCTTCGCCTATTCTGGTAACCATCAAGAAAAAGCATCGCAACGATCCCGAGGTCATTACAGAATGGATCGGCAGGATTATCACAGCGGAGTGGCAGCACAGTGGCGTCAAGCTCTTTTGCGAATCGTACTACACAGCGATACAGGGAAACGCTAACATGCGATACTACGGCTACGCTTGTCCGCATATGTTGTTCGGCGACAGGTGTAAGCTGAGCCGAATAACCTATCGGATGCTCGCAACAGTGAGCGCAGTAAGCGGTACGAACGTCACGTCTCCGACGTTTGCCACGAAACCGAACCGGTATTTCGTTGGAGGGTATCTAGTGTTCGACGACGGCACGAGCGGGTTGCAGCATAAGCGGTATATCAGCGCGCATACTGGTGACACGATAACACTAGCAAACCAGATCCCGGAACTTACAGTTAACAGACAGGTCGAGGTTTATCCCGGGTGTGACCATACGCTTGCGACGTGCCGGGACAAGTTCAACAACCACTTGAATTTTGGAGGTTTCCCGTGGATCCCGGGGCGCAACCCGTTCACGACGTCGAGTGCTATATTCTGGTAGGGGGTGATGTGAAGTGAGTTTTTCAATGTTGTTTGGGTTGATTCTGCTTTTCGCATTCCTTTCGCTTTTTCTGAGGCCGAAACCTACGCCACCGCCACCGGGGACGATCGAGGATTCTGACGTCCCGATAGTCAACGCCTCAGACCCCGTGCCGCGTATTTATGGCACCGTGTGGATCAAGTCACCTAACGTGGTATGGTATGGGGACCTTCGCACAACACCAATCAAGAAGAGCGAGAGTTACAAATGAGAGTCTATATTCGAGATGCTGTTGAGCTTGGGTACTGCATCAAAGGGATAAAAGAATTTTGCAGGCAATACAATATTGACTTTCGGGACTTGGTAAAAAACGGCATAGACGCTGAAGTGCTGCAAAAAATTGACAA